GGCAAATCTCGCACCAACAAATTATTTTTAGGCTTTTTGCAAACTTTTATTTTGATAAACCTACTTTGTAACGCAAAGTTACAACAAAAAACTACCCATTTGCAAAGCGAGCGCCACGTTTACCACTTGATTCATTTAATATCATGCCAGTCAGGCAATCTACTTGGTCATCATGCGCGGCGTTTGGGAAAGCAGCGCACTCATTCAGGAAGTTGTTAACCCATTCCATGCCTTCGGGGAGAAAAACCCTGCCGCCTTCCAAAACACCTGAAACGCTGTTTACCCTTGAAACCTTGCTTTCTTTTGGGGAAACGCCCTCTTTTATATTAAGGTCTGTTCCGGCCTTCATTACCTGTACAATGCTTTTACCCGTGGCTTTAGGCTCAACGCGTATTATTGAAAGGCTTGTATAACCGTTCCTTTGGGAGAAGTCTTTTGTGAACTTGACTTGCTCGTTAAATTCCATCCAATCGGCCGATACCTCCAATACATAATAGTCGGCACCCTCTTTTACATACGCTATTCCAGCCGTAGGATCGTTCTTTTCCTCGCTCGTGTACGCCGTATCAATGAAGAAATTAACCTTTTTATTGGCAAGGCTGTATTTCCTTGGGTCATATCTTGGGAACCACACTTTTTTTATAAGCCCACCGTCCTCATCACTTGGCTTCTGCTGGTAAAGCGCTATCCATGACCTTGTACCTACATCTTCCTTGGTTTCTAACAACGCTTCACGGCTGTATCTTTCAGGCCAAAGAGCATCGCCTATGCTTCTATTTTCTTCCGGTGCTTCGCACAATGCAGGAAGCGAAATAACCTCCTCGCCAGCCTTTCGACCCTTTAAAACCCTTCCTGTTAGGTCGTCATCATGCCACCTAGTTTGGCATATTACTTCAATTGCCCCCGGCTCAAATCGCGTTCTAAACGTAGTACGATACCATTCCCATGTTTTATCCCTAATCGTCTTACTGTCTGCATCCTCAGCGTTTTTGACCGGGTCATCAATGATACCAACCGTAGCGCCTGCTCCAGTTATGCCACCACCAACACCAGAAGCCAAATAATACCCCTTGCCGCCAACAATATCGAAGCGCTTAGTAGTGCGCATGTACCCGCTTTCGCCTTCCGATAACTTTACTTCGGGGAATAATTCAGCATATTTTTCGGATGTTATAATTCTTTGGCAATCCCGGTTCATTGCACTGGCAAGGTCTAGCGCGTAGCTTGCTACTATCACCTGCTCATTTTGATTCCGACAAAAGCACCACGCCGGGAACAACCTTGAAACCAACTCGCTTTTCCCGTGACGGGGTGGAAGCATCACAACCAGCCTACTGTATTTCCTGTCTGAAAGCCTTTGTAGGGCATCAATCAAAACAAGGTGGTGCCAGTTGAACTGATATTCATGGCTTACAAATCTTATGAAATGTAGAAACGAATCCTTTGCAAGCGACGCGGTTAGCTGCCTGACATACTCGTTGTCTATTTGAGGGATACTATGCCCCATTTTTTGACTTTTCGATCAATGCAAGCATGGCCTCTTTTTCCTGAACAGACAACGCATTAAAACTAAAGTTCAGCCCCTCGCCTTTTGTGGTATGGTCAACTGATTGCTTTGCCCTACCATGCGCCCGGTCTAACATTTCTTTCAAAATTTCAATGCCCCGCTTACCTGTCATCTCTTTTGCCGCCAACCTCATCAGTGAAGGCATGTCATTTTCAATCTTAGGATTGCCAGATATTTCAAGTATGTCTGACAACGGTAGCGCAAGCAGGTATTCATAAGCCTCTCGCACGGCCTCTGGTGTTGCTTTCTCAATGCCCTTGTCTTTAAACTCCTTTGCTATTTGAGAAAACACCTTTGGCTTTCTACCGTTTTTCAACGGTTGATAAGTGGATGAAAACATTGTTTTTTCTCCGTCTGCTTTTTCTATCTTTCCCCTGCCTTTTGACATTCATTTTCGCCGTTTTTTCGCCGTTTTTAGCGTTTTATTTTACTAATCCATTGTAGCCAAATCTGATGCGCTATTTGTGCCGTCATTACAGGCGGTACGCTCATTCCAATTAAGTACTTTGGCTCGATGGTTTTAAAGTTGTAGTCTAGTGGGTAGGTTCCGCACTGGCAAAACTCATTGTCTGAAATCTCTCTTGGCTGCTTCCAGTGGAATTTATATGTCCCGCTGGCGATTGTGTTTAAAACTTCTTTAGGATCAACCTTTTGATTTGAAAAAAACTTTCCAACACTTTCACCCGCTTTTGCTTTGTTCCAATCCTTTAGAAATCCATCAGATAAAGCTTTTGCTTTTATTTCTCCCTCGTCAATCTCTCCAAACGTCACCGCCTTTTCGTCAAACCTCAAAACCAACCTAGGCAAATCAAATTCATTTTTATGCCCAATAAAGAAAACACGTTCCCGCTTTTGCGGCACCCCCATGCTTGCAGCATTAAGGCAAAACACCTGCACTTTGTAACCGTGCGCCTCCATCCGTGAAACAATCTGCTTTGAATACCACTTTGCGTTTCCCTGAATGATACCCTTTACATTTTCCAGCAAAAAAACCTTTGGTTTCAGTTTTGCAATGGTATCACAGTACACAAAAACCAGGTCGTCCAAGGTCTGCAAAGCTTGACCCTCCCTGAATTGCTTTTGTTTACCCCACGCCTTTTCCCGGCTTCCTGCCATTGAGAAAGTAGAACACGGAGGTGAACCGTCCAAAATATCCAGGCTGTACAGTTCGGCGGGTAGGTCGGTGCGCTCATTGAACGCCCTAATATCTTCTACAAACAAGTGCTTTGGCTTATGGTTAGTATTGTAAACGTCTGCAACTTTCGGATCAATCTCAACGCCTCCAATGTGTTCAAACCCTGCCAGCTTATAGCCCATTGTTGATCCACCGCCACAAATGAACGTGCCAAATACTTTACACCCGTTTGGCTCAATGCCTTTGGCCGGATACCCGTCTACTATATTCCACTTGTAAGGAAATTTATGCTCACTCATTTCCAAGTAGTTTCCATACAGCTTGCTCTGGCGTTGCGGCTATTTTTGAAAGCTGCTCCTTTGCTTGCCAATATTCGTCAGGTGTGTATTTCAGAGAAATAGTCATACTGTCCGCAAGTTCGTTTACATCAATCTCTTTGTTCTTTTCTGAATAATCTTCACCCCACGTCTGCACCCCCCAATCATTTAACTCATCACTTGACCAATCCGCGCTAAGAGCTTCCGTATCCAATTCAATATTGGCCTTTGCCGTTGCGTTATCGGCCAGCGCCATCTCCTTGCCCATCTTTGAATCAAGGTCTAAGTCCATGCGCTGAACGGCTACTATCTGCTTCCCGGTGGTTTGAACAACGATCAAGTCCTCATCACCAAACCCGGCGTTAACCGCGTTCTCCAAGGTCTTGTTTCCTGCAATTACTTTGCCGTTTTTGTCCAAAAGTATAGACCGCCCGGCTCCGAGTTTGCGCAATGACTTTTCAATAAGCCCGCCGCCAAACTCGGTTCCTTTGTTGTAATTGTTAGCGTCCGGTGTTAACTCTGACAGTTTTGTGATTGCCTTTTTTGCCATATTGGTTTGATTAACGCAAAAACGCGCTCGATGTGGTCGGCGCGTCTATTGGTAATGAAATATCTTTTTTATCGTGGTATCCCATTCACATTCTTTCTAAATACAATACAAAAACCGAACCAGTCCTTGCCGAAAATTTATCATCCGTTTCAAACGTAACCGCCCATTTCTCGTCTGCTCCGTTCACAATGTTTTTGAGTGTCACGGTATCGCCTTCGCAAATGTAGGCATATTCGGCCCGCCAAACCTCAACGCCTGCCGATATTACCCGGCGCGTACAAATGCCGGACGCGAACGAGTAAACAGCGTGTGGGATGGTTGATTGCTTCCAAACGCCTTGGATTAGTTCGGCGGTGGTTAGATGTGGCTCTTTTTGGCAGGAAGCGAAGGCGAGTACAATTAAAAACAGGATTGAGTATTTCATCCTTGCAAATTTACGCTTTAATCACAAAAACCCCGCCGTTTTTATCAGCGGGGTAATCATAGTGAATGTTGAACCCGCCTTTCCGAGATGGGTCATGTTATTTGATGCAATGACTGTGCCGTGTTTTAGCATAGCCAATTTTGGTATTTTGATACATCGAAAAGCCTTTCGTCTTTCACATGTTTTTCTTTCTTCGCCTTTTCAGGCTTAGGCGCGTCCATGTCGGATTTCTTGTGAAATGGAGACTTTGGGCGGCTGTTGGGTGTAGGTACTATTTTCATGTTGTGAATTTGTTGAACGCCGATAAATGTATTTGCACCGCCCGAATTTCAGCGCCGCAAGATGGGCAATAATTTACCCGGTAGTTCGCGCCACTATGCTCCAAGCATGGCATTAGCAAGTATCTACCCCCAAGGTTGAACCACTTGAAAGCACGTGCGAACTTTGGGAAAGCATCGCAGCATGGAACGTATTTTTCTTTTTTATCGCTCATGTTTGATTTAAATACAGCCGCCGCGCCTCACGCTTGACGGCTGGCAGCTTCGACCATGAAGCTATATTTTTACAAGTGAATTATAATGTACCCGGCTGCCAGCATGAACGCCACAGCCAAAATAGGCTTAACCAACCACCAAATACAAAGCCACAAAAAACCATCAATCCAAACAACAGGCGACAATGCAAGCGCTCCCCACCCGATCCAAGATAAGCAATTACCCGCTACCATCCAAACCAAAAGGCAGGTAATCGGGTTGAGATTTAAGTACCATTCTGAACGCCCTGATCCTTTGCGAAATGGCGCATTGAACAGGGAATAAAGGCCGTGTACAAACTGTTCGCACCAATACCCATAAGCCAAATTAAACGGCGGGATAATGTGGTAGGCAGTTCCGAATGTCGTTTCTGATACGTTTTGAACCCGGCGCTTTGTGTGGTCGGTTATCCCGAACTTTGAAACCCACACTTTAGGCCAGTTCGACATACAGTAAACGTAGGTCGTGCCGAGTAGGCGGTCTTTGCTTTTGTGGTGAGGGCTTCGCTTGCTCATTGTCCGTTTTTTTGCTGGCAATTCGGCCCTTGTTGGTTATACTGGTAATAATGGTTGTGCGTATCTCCACCGCTCCGACGGTTTGAGTATGTCGGATTTTCCGACGAACTGCCGCCGCTTGATCTTGCCGCAGACAAACCAAACAATGCAACACCTCCTACCACTACCGCAACTGCGTACATCGCATTGGCTTCGATTATGAGGAATACCGTGGTAACGCCAACAATGAACACCTTTCCCATTATTGCTACCGCCGCCACCGCTCCCACTACTTTTGCCGCGCCCACTGCAATCGGCGTCAAATCTTTCGGCTGTTCAGGCTGTGAAACAAGCGGCGCAACTGGATCAATGGGCCGTGCTTGTATTGCCCGGTATTGATCTGCCACCTCAACCTGTGACATACCGCCGCTGTGCCGATATTCAGCGTCTTTCATGCCTTGTACGTCGGCGGCGGCTTGCTGTTGGTCGTATAGTGTCATTTTTGTGGAATTGTGGCGGGGGTTGGTAGTGGCATCCACCAATTTATTTCTGCGTTTGAAACTTTTTCGTATTCGTCATCAGAAGCTCTCCATACTAGAGTAGTGCCGCTTGAAGATACTTTTTTCGCATCTAAATACCCTATCAATACGATAGGGTTGTGGCCTTCTATGCTAACCAATACCTCTTGCTCAAATTCTGGAAGTTGCTCTTGTACTGAAATCCATTGTGTCATAGCGGTATGTTTGATGTTGCTTTAAAATTCGGGTAATCACGCCCGAAAAAATAACGATCAATCGTATTTCTTTCAAATTCAGACAGCGGGCGAGCCTCTGCCGCCTTACGACCTTGCTTTTTCACGCCTTTCAGCGAACTTTCACCCATCAAGGTACTATGGTCGCGGCGTCGCTTCGGTTTGGTTCGCCCGACTGTCTGCTTCTTTTTTGTCTTTCGCTTCGCCTTATTCGCCTCTTTTATACGTTCGGCCTGCAATGTGCTGGCAGCGTTCGCGCCGAAAAGTATCATGCCGAACATGCCGAACATGAGTGCCAGGCTTAATACGCTTTCGTGTGCGAATAGGTCAGTCATTTATATTTTGAAAGTTCGCGTTCAACTAATAAAAACGCAATAGCAACGCCAACCGGGATTCCGGCAAAAAACATTAGCCACATATTACCATGCTTGAGCGCCGCATTGACAATAACAGCTGAAAATAGTATTACCGGAATTGCGTACTTCATGGTTGCTTGCTGGTTTTGATTGCCGCGTTGATAAGGGCGGCTGCGAGTGTGATTGCAAAAGCGGCTTCGATCATGTTAGTTTTGATTCCAAATTGTTTCCTTGTTAAACGGCTTTTGCCCTTGCGCCATAGCCACCTGCTCGCTCCCAAAAATACCCGTTTCCTTCGACCATTCCGCAAACAGGATATTGTAAATTTCGAGGCTCATCCGGTGATATTCACGCTGCCCTAATCCGACTGTTGAGTACGGGTATTTCGTGCCAAACCACTCAATGACAAAGCACTGATCGAATGGCACGGCGATAACAGGTATCTGCTTTATAGCCCACTGGTTTTTTACGTCAACGAAACGAGCTTTCGCCCGTTCAACCCTTGCAAAAAATTCATCATCATTCTCCCCAACCTGCTCGAATAGCATTGGCTGGTGAATATTCTGGTACTTCGTTTTTAGGTTGTTTGTTGCAATCATTGGACGTATGTAGGCCCGTACAAACCAGACCAATATACCTAAGCCGATTACCATTATCACTAATCCTGTGTGGTCGTTGTTCTCCATGTTTTTAGAACCGATTTAGAACCGGATTTGTTTTTTATAAGTTATTGGTAGTCAAGTGTTCCCGCGCTGTTTAGAACAGAATGAACACTAATCATTGTTTGCCCGTCCTAAAGCAGCAGAGTAGTGGCGAATTAATTGGTAAGGCGTCTGACTTTCTTCTGCAATTGTCCGTAGGTTTTTGCCTTTTAGAACCCCGGCTTTTACTTTGGCCGCTAGTTTCAAGTCTCTCAATGACGGTGTGTAGGCCAACATTTCGCCGTATTCCCGCTGCGTTATTCCGTGGTCGCTTGCGTCAAGGTCATCGAAAACAACCGCCTGTTTTTTTGGTGGAGCTTCTTTCGCCTGTTTTGCAAATTCTTCTTTTGACTTTGCCCCGCCTACCTTGATTGCAAACGCGCTGCTATCCATAGCCTCTATTTCCTCCCATGTGTAGATGTCGCTTTGATCCTGTTCTGCCGCCTTTTTCTTTTCAACTGGAACCTTTGCGGTTGGCGGTTTGTAAGTCTTGAAAGCTGGTAATTTGCAACCTTCCGGGTTGAACCCATTGCCCGAAATTTCCACGAAAATAGTGGCTATTGATTCGAGAAATGAATGTACGCGGCTCATTTTATCCGGCCTTTTAAGTTTTCAACTGGCGCAATTGCCAGCATCGCAATACCAACCGAAAAGAACAGCGATAACAGTAGCGCCGTAGGCTCATTTGCACTGTTTGTCATCGTAGTGACCATGTGTAGAAATTTGGTAGGGGCAACGTACAAACTATGCTCTAATCCTGTCAAACCGCCATAAAACCCGGCGCAATTACAGAATATTTCGATTGAAATAATGGCGTAAATAACCAAGTACCAGCCCCTTGAAACTTTCGCCATAATGAGGGCAAAAGGGGCGATTGTAAAGGCCGCTGTGGCCATTACTGCAAGGGAAAAGCTCTCTTTGATAACCAGCATTACCCCGAACATATTTGGCACTGAAACCGACATGGACAGGATTAATGTGGCCCATAGGAATCCTGGATGTGCAGGTTTTTCTTCCGGCTCAACCGCCTCTTTTGGTGTTTCAAGGAAGCCCGCCCCCACATTTGGAGACGGGTTCTCTACCTTGTTGTTATCACATGCTTCATTCGCTGCGCGTTCGCGTAACGGCCTTACTATGTTGCCACTGTAAAGGGCTTCAACCTGCAACACCTCATCCGGTGTGCATATTCTTCGAGCGTTGAACGCGTAACCAAAATTGCGCTTCCATCTTGATTGAAATGCGCGTTCGTTCGCCCCCATACGCATGCGCAACTGTGCGCCCGTTTCACCGGATGCATTCGTTTCGCCTTGTGCGTGTTCGCTATGTACGTTCGCGTTAATCATGTTGCAAATGTGCGGCACATTTTTAATACTGCAAAATATTAGTGAAATTATTTTCACTTTATTTTTTCCGTGTACATTTGTGCATGATAAAAGCAAACCTAACACCATCCGAAGCCTGGAATGATTTTTTTGCGTGGGCTATGTCGCCGGAAATTAAGCCTACATTCAAAGTTAAAGAGCGGCACTACCTAAACAAAACAAACTGCGATGTACAGCGGAACAAGTGCGGGATACGGCGCATAAAAAATGCCCTTACCGAATACGGGCAAGGGCGCTATGTTTGGAGAGAACGATTTGAGGTGGATGTGTTGAAATAAAAATGCCCTGGTTCCGTCTAGCCAACCGCGCATCTGCTCAACGCTTAGGCCTGCCAGTGACGGCACCTGTTCAAGATGCCATTGGTACGTTACGCCATTTCGCTCAGGATGCTGCAAAGTGAGCATAACTGGACTGCCGTCCGTGTAATACTGCTTTTCTTTAGGCAGGAACATTTCTTTCAAATCGTGCTTGATCTTTTCAGCGCACTGATATACCCCCTGCGTAGCCATCATATCAGATTGTATCTGCTCAATGATAGTGCCGTGAAATGCTTTTAACTGTGGCCATGTTTTAGGCCGTTTTTCGCGCCTGATAATAACCTCAACATCCGGCTCATCTTCGCACATTGCAAGCTCCTTTTCCATGCGGGCGCGTGGTAAGGTTAGTCTGCCGTTTTTCAGGCTGGCAAGGTAGTGGAGCGAGGTTAGGCGGCGCATGGGTTACTTTTCAAAAATACTGCCGATCAAAGCGCCAATCATTGCGCCAATCAAAACAGGGTCTTTTTTTGAAATTCGACTTTCAAGCCGCTCTGCACCCTCCCTTTTCTTATCAAGAAATTCAAGCCATGCGGCCATCAATTCGTCGTTGTCGCTTTCAGAAATGAGCTTTTCGATTTTATCTTCTATTTCTTGCATATTGATAGTGTTTTAAAATTCTCGTTTTATCCACTGCCCTTTTTCAAGCCGTACCGCGATAAACTTAAACGGTAGAATTGTGGCGGCAACTTTGATCTTTACAAGTGCGTCGTCAGTCCAAAAACCTTTTACCTCATGTATCTCAATTTCGCCGCTAGATAGCATTACCATGAAGTCCGGGCTATAAAAACACTTGTCGGCTAATCGAATGTTTATAGGCTCGAAAGCATACCAAGCCACTTCGCCAGTGTGTTTCCTTCCATCCAAAACAGCAGCATACGCGGCTTCTGTTTTGTTCATCTTGCCCGCTTTCATGCGACCAAGCGCTTGCGTTTTAGCTTGCGGCGTTTCCGCTTCCATTCTTTTCAAAACAGCTTGCTTATGCTTCGCGCCTTTTTCAATAGCAGCTTTTAACTGCTTTGTGGTAGGGGCTTTGCCGTACTCTGCGAGGAACTCAGCGCTTGTCATACCCCAACACTTTTAAACGTCTTGATCTTGCCACTAAACCCAGCCTGGCAATAGTCATCATAAATTTTCAAAGCAGCCGCGATATTCACAGGCGTATTCCTTTTTATTTTACCCATCAAAAAAGCCCGGTTATCCGTACCGCGCCCCTCTTTTTCTGCAACCATGCAATTTATTAGGATTGCTTCGGCGCAAGCTGAAAGCCCGGCGTATTGTAGGGCGACTATGCGGCGGTCGAATGAGTGTGGTATGTCGGCTCTCATTGTTCGGATTTTTTGATAATTTCGGATAGCCTGCTTTTTATTTCAAGAATCCGGTTATTTGTAGTTAACGAGGCGGTAAACTCAAACAGGTCTGCACTTTCAATGTCTTTCAGCAGCGCCAAAGATTCACGCGCCACGCTTATCGCCCGTGCGTCATTTTCCGAAACACTGTGGCGAAGGTTGAAAAGAACACGGTCGATGCCGACAAGATCCGTTTCAATGATATTCAACGTTCCGTTCCCGCGTGGTCGGATGCTCCATTTTCTTATTAGTTGCATTGTTTTTAGTTTTCAGGCTTTAAAATGCGTTCCGGGTCAATGCCAAACCAATCGCAAATAGGAACCAAATCAATGCAAACAGTTCCGTACGATTGCAATCTTACGTCAACACCGGCTTCGTCAAGCATTCCGGGTATCATTTCCGTGAAGTCGGATAAGTTCCAATGGGTTATCCATGCCAAAAGCATATCGCCACTCCAAGAAAATTCTATTTCATTTTCCTGTAAAAATCTGTAAAGGTCAAGTTCTGTCATTTTTAGTAGGATTTTACGACCAACGCCCGCCTTTACGGTTCGGCTTGATCTGTTTTTTTGATGCTTCCTTTTGCCGTCTACGTTCTTCAGCGCGGCGCTGCTGTCGGGTTGGGAACTCGTTGCGCAAATCGTGTATGTATTTTGCGTGTTCCTCTACTGTGGTGGAAAATTCAGGTGTTTGCATGGGAGACAAGTTTTAGTCTTCAAAAACATCGTATTTGATACAAATATCTAGGAGCGATCTGACCGCTCTGAAAGTATCTGGTCTACCTTCCCACATTACACGCTGATCGACGTATTCCATACCTGGCAATATTTTCCAGTTCCGTTTTTTAGCATTAATAACGGATCTTTTTTCTGAAAAAGTCATGATAGAATAATCCAAAGAGCTGTTGGCTATCCATGTTCCCGCCTGGTCTTCGTACTCTTTTCGCGCTTTGCGTATCGTTTCACTTAGCAGTTGTGCCATTGGTTTTGACTTTTAAAGTTCAAGTTTAGTTTGCCCCGCGTCAATCGTGGCTGGTTTATTTTTCTTGCCTTGGAACTTCCTCAAGATTCCAAAGATATATTACCTGTGCATTATCGCCGATCTTTCCGGCTACTGCGTTTGAAGCTATTTTTACGCCTTCAAATTCGTCTCCGATTTTAAGCCCAAGACTTTCTATCCCAGAATCTTTATTTTCTGAAACAAGAGCTTCGTTTTTAATTATTTTGTATTTCATGTTTTGATTTTGGTTTAAAAGCCGGGCGACAACGCGCCGCCCGGCGAACGGGAAAATTTGCGAAAAACCCGTTAAGTTAATCTTCTAATTCAACGGTTTCAGGAACGGCATCGAATAGAGTAACAACCTTTTCGGCTGCGAATCTGCTCTTAACTTCCTTCATATTCTTTGCAAGCTGTTTAAAGTAGCTGTCTTTCAACTCAACGCCTTTAGCTTTTCTGCCCATTGATACGGGGCTGAATAACTCGCTACCAACACCAGCAAAAGGTGTGGCTACTACCTCCCCAGGGTTGCTATACAGCTCAACAACCCTATCAATGACATCCAATTGCAAAGGATGTACGTGTTTCTCGTCGTCTTCATCTTTCCCATCCCTGAATTTCAAAACCTCATCAATCCGAATGTCATCCCAAACAGATGAGGCGTAACGCTGCCAAGTCAGGTGAGAAAGTTTATTTCCTTTTGGGTCGCCTTCGTAATTGCGCCACTTCTTTTTGAATGTTTCATAATCGCCGTATGTTTCTTTGTGCGCGTCCAAAAATGGCGTTTCACCAGCGTAATGCGTAAGCCCGAACGGGTGAGTAACCGGAACTTCATTTTCGCCGTCACGCTTGAAAATAAGCAGGTAGTCTGGCATTGCGGTAAAACACTGTGTGCTATCTTCAACAATCAATTTGTGCATCAGGCTTTTTACCATCGTGCGCATACGAACCTTTAGCGGCTCCTTCCAAATGGTAATTTTGTTCATCCTTTTGAACCCGTTGCGCTCGTGGATGCGCTGTATTTCGTTCGGGTAATCGTACTGGCTGCCGTCTTTGTTCATCAGGTCTGTGCAATGCACGGCGCAAATACGCCCCGGTTTTAGTGTCCGGTACAACTCTTTTACAAGGAACTCGTATTGCTCTAGCCCCTGTTCGCGGCTGTCGCAATTTGAAAAATCGCGTTCGCTTGAGCTGTAATTGAACAGCCCCAAAAATGGAGGGCTAAAAACATAAAGGTCAATTGATTTGTCGGCCCATGTAGGCAGGACTTCCATGCAGTCGCCATTGTAGGCGGCGTAATCTTCGGTTATGATTTGATTCTTTACCATGACGGGTGTTGTATTGGCTGGTTAAATTCTGAATTTTTGATTTCGTATTTTGAATTGATGTTGGCGTTCAGCTTATTGAAAAGCTCGTTCGCTTTTTCGGTTTTTGCAAGCAGTGAATCCATCACCCGCTTTTGACCATCTGAAAAAACGAGGTCAACGGTAACGTCTCGCTTTTGTCCGAACCTCCAAAACCGGCGTATTGCCTGGTAATACTGCTCGTAGCTGAATGTTGGGAAAAATACGGTGTGATTGCAGTGCTGCCAGTTAAGCCCGAACCCGGTCATTTTTGGCTTAGTTATCAGCTTTTTAATATCGCCCTGAAAGAAACCTAAAAGCAGTTCTTCTTTCTTGTCCAAATCCATGCTCCCTTTGATTTGATACGCGCTTGGATCCAATTCTTTCAGTAGGTCGCCTTCATTGTTCAGGTTGCACCAGTAAACGGACGTATCGTGATTTGATGCTAATTCAACAGCTTTTTCACAGCGCGTTTCGATGGTCTGCTTGTTTTCTTCCCGAACTTCCGTAAGCCGTTTTGCGTCCATGTTGAACATCAAAATTTGGCCGTTTATGACCATGTTTTTTTCGTTCTTAACGCTGTGATACTGGGTCAAAAGCTGTGGCAATACGTGGCGGCTGTCATCAAAACCAAGGTCGGAAGGCTTGCGCATGGAGACAGACCACCCTGAAACCCATTTGAAGAAATTTTCTTTCGCGTGGCCTTTTAAAATCCACTCCGTGCCGATATTCTGCGGGCTTATCGTGTCTTCGTTATTGGTGAAAAACCTGGTTAACATGTCCGTATAGCCCAAATAACCCAAAGCCTCGCTGCTTGTCCCAAGTTCTACAAAGTCATTAGGGGACGGGGTAGCCGTGAAAAGAAAGCGGTATTTTATCTTTTTCAGGAATGATGTTACCTGTTGCTTGATAGCACCGTCAAAGTTTTTCAGGATGGAGCTTTCGTCACATATTACACAGTCAAAGTCTGCGCTGTTGAAATAATGCAATCGCTCGTAATTGGCAATAATAATCTTTTTGGTAAATTGGCCATCCTTGCAATGCTCTACCTCATCAATGCCAAATTTTTCGGCTTCGGTTATGAACTGGAAAGCAACAGCCAAAGGCGTAAGGATCAATACAGGCTTATTTGTGTGCCGAACGTAATTGGTTGCTATAATCAATTCGATCAGCGTTTTACCAAGCCCGGTATCAAGGTATCCGGCACCGCGTCCTTTTTTTATCAACAACTCTGAAACATAGGGTTGGTAATCAAAAAGTCCTTCCGGCATGTAATTTACGGGTATCCCGAAATCTTCGGCGCGATGCCGCTTTGCTTCAAGGAACTTTTGGAAAGGTGTTAAATCACTCATTTTGTCGCAAATTTTTTACCAAAAAAAATGCCCTGATCGGTCTGGCAGCAGTGGTTTAGTCTGCGGGGCGCGAAGTGAACGCCTACCAGCCCGATCAGGGCATCTATGATTTCTTACTTCTTTTTAAGATCAGGGAACCACCCACTGAAATAATTATAGGTCAAAGATATGTAGGATTTTTGATTGCGCAAGGGGTTGGTGAAATTATTTTCAAAAAGGTATCGGATCGCTATTGGTTGGCCGTGCGCTGATTGGCACGGTAAAATCCGTGGGCGGTGATGTTGGCTTAGATTCAAAACTTCCAGCCTTGTTTTTAAAGCCACGGATGGGGTTAAAATCACACAAAACCGTTTCAATCGGCCCGTTTCGCTGCTTTGCAACTATCCATTCCGCAACCCCAACCAGACTATTACCTTGCTCATCTTCTAACACACCGTAATATTCCGGCCTGTGCAGAAATACTACCCCCGCCGCGTCTTGCTCCAAGCTGCCAGAATCGCGCAAATCGC